TCCAATCCGCGCCGCAAAGTCGGCACGCGACAAACCGGAGGCGACTCCAGAGCCAGTCCCCGCGCCCGTCAGATCCGGATGCGCAGAGAGGACGCTGGCAACCTTGCCAGAGAGATACATGCGCAACTCCATCCCGGCAAAGTTTTGGTAGGGGCGCAAGGTCGTCAAGAGATTGTCGAGGTCTCGCAAGGGGCTTTGTTGGGCAAAGTCACCGGGCGTGTCCAAACCCTCTCCATTGGTGCCGGTCCAGTCCTGGACCTGGAAGGACGATCCGATCATTGCGGCCGCGATCGAGCGATCGATATCCGCATAGCATTTTGACAATTGGATCGGGACAATATTGCGCTCAAGATCGGCAAGTCGGTGTTCGAACGTTGCGCCCCCTTGTCGCAAGGGGCGCACAATTGAGCGCGTGCCGCGGATCGAAATTGTGAAGGACGCGGAGGTCTCTCCAAGCGCCAGCGGACCCGCGGGATCCGTGCCGGGTGTCCATTCGGACAACTCATTTGGAACGAGAGCATTACTCAAGTCCGCAAGATTGTAACTCGTCAGATTGGATCGCCCACTGAAACGGTCCAGACACCGCGCGATCGGCATTGTCGAGAGGGCAAAGTTGGCGCGGTTGCTCTGCGTCCACGACTCGGACACACGCGAGATATCAACGTCACTTACTGTATATGGGATCGCCATTTCTCTCTCCTACACATGGAGTGTCATTTTGTTTTGGTACAAGAGGATCCGGATACGATCTCCGCTCACTGCGTCTGGCATATCCGCGCCCATTGGAAGGGGCGCATATTCTCCAAGGATATGGTCGCCCGCTGTTGCGGCTTTGACGGCAAGGCCGTTTGTGTCGGTGGCCACCTTGTCACCCGCGACCATTGCCTCAAGGCAATCGACTTCAACGAAGCCAGAGACGACAACGGACACCTCCTTGCCCGCGGCCGCGGTATTGACCGCAACTCCGAGCGCCACTTGCCCGACTCCAACGGCCTCCGTTGCGGTGTCAACTTTGCCACTCGTTCCATTTGTGGCGACAAAGGTATAGGCGGTTACGCCGCTTGCACCCGCGATCTGCATTGTTGAAACATTCGACATATCTCTCTCCTTGAATCAGTTGAGGACTTGCGCCTTGAGCGCCCTGTAGATCTGGAGAGCCTTGACTTGATCCCCGTCCGCGCGGCGCAATGCCTCCGCGGAGATGTCGTCGTCATTTTGCGGCGCATCCGTGGGTGCGCCCGCTGGCTCGGACAATTGGACCGCAAAGGGATTGACGGGCGCGGGATCCTCAACAAGGGGCGCTCGTTTTGTGGGCGCGGCTTGCGCGGCCTCACTCAAGACCGCGTGGACGCGATCTTTGTCCGCTCTCCACACGCCAAAGAGGATCTCGGACAGATCCGCGGTGTATGCCAGCGCAGCGGGCCGGGTGGTCTCCCACACGGCGCGGTCCCGCTCCATCTCCAACGTGCCGATCCTCTCCTTGAGAGACGCGGTCTCCGTGTCTTCTTCGGGCTCTTCGGGCTCTTCGGGCTCTTCCTGGAGTGCGGCCACAATCTCAGAGAGGCTCGCTTCCAGCTTGGAGAGCCGCGCCTCCAATTGTTCAATAACGGAGGCGCTCTTCTCTTCGGTCCATTCGGTCTCTTCGGAAGAAGACATTTGAAACTCCAACTGTTCTCCACCCAAAATGTGAGTGGATCCGGGTGTGAGGTTTTTTTGATGTGGCGCGCAGACAAGAGATACCTCCGTTAGGACAAAATCAAAGTCTTGCCCCTTGTCGTCTCGGAGGGATCCAAATGATGGGGAGATGTACCGATATTCTCCACGCCTTATTTTGTCGGCCGCGGCCTTGTCACTAAAGGCGATTGCCCCTATCAGAGCCGCGCGGCCGTCAATGTCCACCGTGGACAATTGCAATACGTCTCCGCTGCGCTCTCCGTTGCGGGTGTGCTCGCGTAGAACTGGAGGTAAATACCCCGACGAAGTGAGCCGCTCAAACTCGCATAGCTGGCGCTGGATGAAGACGCGATCAATATCTATCTTGTGGTCCCCATAGACAAAACCGGGCTCTTGACAGAGCAACACCCACTTGACCAACCGCGCCGCGGGGTCTGTCGGTTTGTCTGGCAGACCGTCCATTTCAAGGACGATCCCATTTTCACAAGCGGGAAGAGACACAACATATCTCCATAGATACTACACAAACCACCCTAAACCTGATTTTGCGTGAGATCAAGCCACTCAAAATTTTATGCCTCTGAGAGGCCGTCAGATGCGTCACAATCGATTTGGAAGTCGAGACGTATCCTAGCCCGTAAAAACAAAATGGAGCGATCGGCTTATACTTTGTTCAGTGTGAAATTCATGGCCCTGAGAGGCCGTCAGATGCGTCACAATCGATTTGATCTAAAATATGCATCCTAGCCCGTAAAAACAAAATGGAGCGATCGGCTTATACTTTGTTCAGTGAAAACCACCAAAAACAACCTCTAATCCTCTGGTTCGACTGATACAGAGCGGGTTAGGTTGTTCTCCTCAAGGAGTTGGTCTTCGATCTCTGGCGTTGCTTGAATGAGTCCAGCGGAGACCAAAGAAGACAAGGTGGCCGCGCGCCGTTGCTTGTCTGGTTCGACAATTGCCGCGTGATTTATGGCTGGACAAAACACCATACCTTGAGCCGCGTCGAGTGGAAAATTGATTTCCAGGAATTGACGTAGCACACGTTCCATCACTCGCGCCGTATACAATCCAAGGTGCTCATAGTTATTGCGTGCTTCGGAAGAAGCATCCGAGCGCGCCGCAAAACTACCGTGAGACGTGATCCCCATCAATTTGTGAGAGTTGCCGAGCGCCTTGCCGATCACACCATCCAGAGCCGCAAGTTGCGCACTTAGATCCGGTGTCACCTGACTTGGAGTCTTGAAGTCTACGGTGTGATCTCCCGGTGGGAGAATTAGATAATTGCATTGGGTCGCAACCCAATTGTCCAGATTGGTTTGGAGAGTTGCAAGCGCGTCCTCACTCATTGGCATGGACGCATCTTGTTGGACGCAGAGCAATCCGAGCGCGGAGACTTCGATCCCCAATGCTTGGATCTGGAGAAGCTTTTGCTTCATCCTCAAGGGCTGGAATGCAGGACGAATGATCGAACGGCCCTCAAGATCCCCACTGGACGCGGGCATAAAGGCCGAATGGATCACTTTCTCCCATGGGAGCACGATCTTGCCGGGCCCGCTATTGCCGAATGAATCAATCTGATCATATGTCCTTTGTGACACCGCGATCATGTGGGATGGATTATTGAGAAAGATCCACTCGTCCACTGTCCAGGGGGCAAGGGTCAAAGGGATCCGCGGGCACAAGACGCGGCGCGGCTTGCCGTCAATGCGCACCGTCTCAACATCGGCCGTCAATTCGGCAAGGTAGAAGCCGCTGATCAGAGAGAATTGGAGAACATCATTGATCCAATCTCTAAGATGGACACACGCGCCCGTTGCGGTCCATTTGTGCCAGATGTAGGACGCATACTGGTATTGGGCGTCAAGCCGCGCTTGCCACTGTGGCGCGCGGGGAGAGCCCCTCCAGTATTCTGGTAACTGCGGCTTTTCAAGCCTCCAAGGGGCGCTTGCGATCGCGCTCACTGCGCCTTGAACCGCGTCCCTGACCATTGGAGACGATGAAGCAAGTCTGAAGTACTCTCCAACGTCTCCGGAGCAACCGCGCGCCCTAAAGGGTTGTAGCTGGCGGTTGTACTCCAGATTTAAGCGCCCCGATGAAAATGGGATCCCTTGCCTTGCCTCCGTCTCAAGGTATCTCTGCGCGTCCATTTCAAGCCGCGCGCCCTCATACATTGCAACAACTTTGGACTCTTCGAGTCGAACGGGGATCTCTCTCTCTACCATTTGACTTCTCTCAACCGCGGTGTCTTGTCCAGATGTAGTCTACCCTTAGATCCCGCTGTCATAGCAAGCGCGCCCGCAACCGCGTCTAACAAATCGTCGTGCTTGCAGTCGGCTGGAAAGAGCGCGGCTTGTCCAATCATTGTATCGGTCCATCTATCCTTGACAACCTTGACCTTGCCAGCTTCTGCGCGGGTCGCAAGGGGCGCGGCGCGCGCGGTTTTGTCCCTTGACGGTTTGATCGATCTCACGGCCACATGGCTCAAGTCTGGTTCATTCATTAACTCCGCGTATGCAATCTCAAAACCAGAGACTGTCTCCAGACCAATTGCAACGGTGTCGGGTTCAGAGAGCGCCATCTCACAGATCATCCGTTTTACCCGTGGCCACGGCGCGCGCGCTTGCCAGAGTCCATCCACCCACACAAAACCGCGCCCGTCCACAGCAACGCGCGCGGTTGCAGTATAGTCCGCGTGTGTCTTTGTCGAGATCGCCAAATCCCAAAACCTGTGCCACTGGAGGCCCGCGGGTGGAGACCGAGTTACCACCTTGAACCAACTTCGATCGAACATGTGATCCCCACTGAGATCCACAAATTCACCCTCTAACTCTTGCCGTGCTTTCTCGCTTGTATATTGCTCTTGCACAAAAGTATAAAACGACGATGGGAGCGCCGTATTATCCGCGGTTGACGAGTGGAAAACATCCACATCCGCGCGCCGCGACAAGTCGTAAAGCCAATTATAGCCCTTCGGAGTCGAGGTGATTATTATCCGGCCGGGATCAAGCCTCAAGCGCCCAACAAGGACTTCATAAACCTCCGAGTCTGGCAAAAGAGCGGCCTCGTCAATCCAACAAAAACCCAAATTGGACCCGCGCAACCGTCCAACGGTCTCTTTTGCGCCAGTCCGAAATAACACCCGCGTATTGTTGCGCAATGTCGTAACGAGATCCGAGCGCCTATGGTCCTTGATAAACTTTTGCGCGACTCCCAAAAATGATGGGATTGTCGCATCCTTTAGCACCCTCCAAGTGGGCGCTACCACCATGCATACAGTGCCCGCGGGTTGCCTCAAGAGGTCAATGGAGCCCGCAAAAGTCTTGCCAGAGCCAACACCACCGATGAAGCAGC